TTAGTCATTTTCATTTTCCTCCTTTTTGGATTTGATTGTTTGCGTACCAAAATAGAAACCGATTATCATCGTGTAAACTGACATAAAAATCTGCGGTTCTATTTCGCCGCATACTGCAAGATATGTAAAAGCGCCGGTCAGCGTGAATGTGACCAGCGTTTTTACGTCTATTAACTTAGCAAGCCTGTCCTTAATTTTCATGTTCCAAGTCCTCCAATCTGTGGTTGATGACCTTGATCTGCTCCTCGACTACCGGCAGGCGCTGCGCGAAGTGATTGTGCTCCGCGACACGGTTTTCAAGCTGCTGCAAGCGGTAGTTCGTAAGCTTCGAGCTGACGAGGATACCGCCAAGCGAGCCTCCAAGAGTGCCGACAAGTGAAAGCATTGCGACTATGATGTTTGTGTCCATTACTTTGCCTCATTTCTTTATAAATCATTGTAAAAATAACGTTGCTGAACTCCGTAGTGACGTACACCGTCTATTTCGATATAAGGTTTTACAACTGCACCAAGACCGTCTCCGCGGTTGTCATTAATCATAGATGTTACACTCATCGAATTATCTAAGCCTATGTCTCCATCGCAGTTTTCGGTTGTTATTTCGGTATTGTATGGGAACGAGCGCGCTGCCAAAAAACCAGTTCTTGTAACAACTCCACTACCACTATAATAACTTGTAGCTGTAAAGCGTATTCTATATGGATTATCAGTTTGTTTTTCGACTTCCGATATTTCTGCATATCCTACATACGCCATAAATGTGCGGAGTAGCGTAATATCAGATGTGTTAGCAGCTATCTGAGCCACCTTCGCACTGTCGATTCCGCTGTTCACGGCAGCGAGCTGAAAAGTGGTGAGAGCGTCCTGCTTACTTTCGATTGCATCCACATTATCTTTCAGCGCTTCATCTATGGTGTCTGCGTTATCGTTGAGTTGCTCGATTAATATAGGATCATCTGTGCCGGGCTTAATCAGCCCATAATTAGTTGTCGATGTTGGCATATTTCTGCACATCCTTCCATGTGTATTTTGCTACCTCTCCCCACTTATAGGCGGCAGCTCCACCCCAAGTTCTGAGCGCTCGGAGCGTCATATCACTGAGCTGTGTGTTGATAGCAATGATTTCTTTGTCAGCAGGAGTATCTCCGCTGCTGACTGTTTCAGACATAAACGTTCTGCGTGTGATCGCGCCCTTGAAACTGCCGATCTGGATCTCCATAGTCCTTTGAGCGACAGCGTCAAAGCGCTTGCTGATGATTTCGAGGTTCGAGTAGTAGATGTCAAGGTCGCTATGATACACCGTTATCCTATCGCCTACCTCAAAGCTGTCGAGATCTATATACTGCCTGTACTTTTCGAGGTCTGACAGGTTAGCAAAGCGCACTGTAATGTTGATTTTTGACTGCTTGTGCTCATCGAAATAGGCTTGTGCATCCGCATGGAACTGCTGCACATTTTTTGTGTCATAGTTAAATCGTGCATATCCGTAGATGTGATGCGGTATAGCCTGCGTTGGAACATCAGGATTGCTGATCGTGTAGGTATTTCCGAAGTTGTCCTCTGCTTTCAGAATTGTTATCAGCTGCGAGTCATCTTCCTCGAATTCAATTTCCGTCATGTTGTAGCTGTACATGATAACACCGGATTTTCGGCAGTTCTCCATTTCTGAATTCAACGAAAAATAGTTGCCGTGCCGGTATAGCCTTCCGCCCCAGCGATTGACAAATGCTTGATCTACGCCAAGCAGTGCAGATACTACATTGCAGTTCTGATAGTACGCAGTTGCTGTCTTGACGATGTCTGAAGAGTACGTGAAATCGTTTGAAAAACTGCCGTACCAGCCGTGAGAGAAAAGCCAGTCCAGTGCCGCTTGCCCTTTTAGTGCTGTCGGGCGGCAGTCCTGTATAAGATAGCGTGAAATGTCGTAGAATCGGTGCTGTGCTATTGCTGTGATACGATAGTTTCCGTAACTATCCATTTTTCGCGTTACCTGACGGACACGAAATTCCTCGTTTATCAACTCACCGTGATAGTGTATAGGAATTTTGACTTGCGCCTGCTTTTTCAAATAGCTGAACTTTTGATACTTGTCGCAGTATGTCTCGAAGGTTGCCTCATATGTACCGTTTTCTTCGTGATAGACCTCACAGCTGATAGGTTCGAGGATAGCGTATCCGTTGCCGGACATCTGCTTGTCACGGCTGTCGTATACGTGTATCATAGGGCGCGGAGGCTGTAATTCCATTGTCGGCGGCTGCATTTTCGGAATTAATGGACTGTATATCATGCCGTTATTAGTTACGCCGTCTACACGCCAGAGGATGTCTGGATAGCGTCAAGCTGCTTGATCTCAGCTTCGATTTCGTCAAACTTCTTTGTCTCCTCATCGGTAAATGCTCTGTTCTCGGTCTTGACCGCTTCCAGCATGGAATTGAGGAGAGCCACAAGTCCGGCTCTTCTTTCGATAAAATTTTTCATTATTTTTTCCTCCATTTCGTTATTTGGATATAAAAATAGCGCCTGCGACCGACATTCTTGTCGGTTGCAAACGCTTTTTAACGTATTAGGTGTGCAGTTGACTGCACAGATGGGTATAAGAAAACCGCCTAATTACTTAGACGGTTTAATCGTTATTCGATTCGCCCCATGTGCTTACATGATCCTTGCACTTTTTGCATATTTCCTTGTAGTTAGGCTTGACCTTGAATTCGTTGGGAATATACGACTCGTTCCCGAACATCTCATCAACAACATCGGTTATTACAAGGCAATCACCCGGTTCAATTTCATCATCAATAAGTGGGCATTTGGCCATTTATATCACTCCTTTTCCTTCAAGTGCTTATTTACAGTATCGAGTATCCTATCAGTTCCGGGGTTAAACTCTTTTTTTGGGAATGATGTTCTTATGAGATTTTTGGTAATATTAACATACGTTGCACCTTTATCACCATAATAGTTCTCAAACTCTTCGCCTTCTATAACTTTCGTTACAGAAATTTTCGCGTTTTTTATATACTGTCTTGCACTTTTGAGATTGACATCATGGTTTTCGTCCATTATATGCTTTTTATCAAAGCCAAGACTATCCACGTCGATCTCTCTTGGCGGTATATGAATCTCGCCATTGAAATTTGTTGACTTGAAATCAGCTATAATCTCTTCCTTATGTTCAATTATAGCATCTTTTTCGGATTTGTCAACCTTTTTCTTAGTCTTTGCACCGCCGTTGCTGTAAAGGCGCGGAGTTTTGCCGCCTGCTCCTCTGGAAGAACCTCCGCCTTCATCACCGATCAGGATATGCCGTCCATTTCTGGTGATCCATCCGCGAAGTTCAATTGCCCTTCACTCGTAATCGAGCATTTTCAGCCTGTTCTCATACTCGGTATAGTCAGGCTTGTTCTCAATATAGAGTTCCGGCTCGATGTCAAGTCCGCGCTGTTCGATGTCAATATCTTCTCCGGCTCTGCACTCAACTGAGGTCGCTGCATAACACGGGACCTTATCCTTTATGAGAGACACATGGTCAAGCAGGAAGCCCTTTACATGGCGTATCGGTAATTCATCAGTGCCTCTGCTTTCCATTTCATCCTGTACGTTGTACATTCCGAACGACCAGCCTCTCAGCTTACCCTTACGCGCCATCTCTATTACCGTTTCGTCTGTGATAAGAGTCTCGGCATGAAGACCGATAGCATCCTCTCTAAGAGTAAGTGTATTATCTCTTGTGCTCGCATAGGCGTGTCCCTTGTCATGGTCAAGAGTTACCGTTACTTCTCCGCTGTTCTTGATCGCCTCAGAAAAGGCTCTTTCCTCGATAGTTTCAATGACCTTTCCTCGCGGCGTTATTACAGGGCGTGAACGCTTTCCGGTAACGTTTACGTATCCGCTGATATGCAGACCGTCCGCTCTTACTTCGATTTTCATTCTTTCACTTCCTTTTAGGTATAAAAATAGCACTTGCAACTTAGTTTCAAACTTGTTGCAAATGCTTGTAAGCGGTATTAAAGATCGATGCGAGCCAGTTCAGCACGAAGCTCCAGTATGTGAAGATATTCGCCCATAACGGTCTGCTGCTTTTTCAGAAGCGCCCTGCTGTACATATCTTCCGGCTCTTCTGCAACGTCTTTGAGCAGATAGGCTTCAACTTCCTGCTTGTTATTATAGACTTTCAGTTTCTCATATCGTTCCTTTGTCTGAGCGTACTCAGCTTTCAGCCTGTCCTTCCAGTCATCCATTCCCTCACCTCCTTCAAATGGGCATAAAAAAACCGCCCTCATTGAGAACGGTTTAATTAATTATTTCGAGACTTTTTATTTCAGATTGAAGATAATATTGACCATTTGTTAAGCCAATGATAGGCTCATCGTATCCACTGTCATCCTCTGTCTCATATAAATCAGCGACAGCAATAATTTCATTATCATCACTATCGACAAGCTTAACCTTTTTGCCCAATGCATCATATAAGCTAACCATGTTCAATCTCCTTCAATAGGTGCCGACGGAACTAAATGAGTCCCTTTTTTTGAATAATGAATGGTTGCGCGATGTGTAGGAATATATTTTCCTGTTCTCAAATCACCAAACATTCCGATATTTTCTTTTAGCGAAATAGTCTCTCTAAATTGTCCATCTTGTCCTTTACGGACTTTGCCAGTGAGTGAATAAGTATTAATAATTTTTTGAATTTCCATATTGCTCATTTCAGTATAGCTTGGCATTCTCCCTTCAGCTATACGCTTCAAATACTCAGCCGAGTCTTTCTTATGAGCTAATTGAGCTTTTTTATCAAGCTTTGTGACAATTTTACCGTCAGCAATAGCCTTTTCAAGTTCTTTTTTATTCTTTTCAAAGTCAATTATATCACTTTTCTCAGTTTTGTCAACCTTTTTCGCTGATTTTCCGCCGCTTTTTGAACTGTCTCCGGACTTGCCGCCGTTATTGCCGCCGGTGCTGCCGTTCATTTTGCCGTTTGGAAGCTGTATGTACTCCCTGAGTTCCATACCGTCTGCTCTCTCTTCGCCTGTTTTCAGATTCTTAGTCTGTCCTGTATTCGGCGTGAATACGTCCATTGTCTCGGGATTGAGGAGAACATCCTGCAAGCCAAGCTTAATGAAGTTGAAGCCGAGCGGTTCATAGTCCTCTTCGCGGCGTATTTCATCCACCTGAAGAATGTTATTCCGGACAGCGATCTCGTAAGCATCATAACGTTCCTTTAAGCTGCCGCGTGTGAGTTCCTTCGTGTCGAATGCCCAGTAGTACCCCTGCTCCTTCTCGGATTCCAGCAAAAGAACGTTGTCGAGCTCAGTCTCGATCTGATTGATTATTGATATTACTGCCGCTATAAACTTCTTGTTATCGTCCTCGGTAGCTCCGCCGTCAATGACCGTGTGAGGGAAGCCAAACAGCTTACAGATCTCGATGCTGTTGGTCTTCTTGTTCTCGTTCATCTGGAGTTCTGCCGCCGTTGATGATATAGCCTCGAAGTCTATTCCGTCATTGAGCACAAGTATTTTCTCCCGATTGTCCTCATTGTCGTATACCCGCGCATATCCTTCCTTGATAGATGCAATAGCAGCGTCCGAGAGACGGTTCTTCGACTTCAAAAAGCCGGGCTTACATCCGCCGTTGGAGTTCATCATGTTCTCAAGTTTCAGAGAGTTCCACGCTGCGGACAGTATCGCGGAAGCTTCCTTCTGCAACGGTATATTGGTATAGCCGTCTCTGGTCTTTCTCAGGAGCTTAATGAACTGAAAATCATAGTAAGTGACCGCATTTATCTGCACACGAAACGCCTTGAAGATAGGATCCTGATTACACAGATAACTCACATTGGTGCTGTCGACATAATTCAGGCTTTTTGTATTCAAACCGTCACTGTTGACGTATATCCATGCACCGCCGCCGAGGTAATAGTCCTCGATAGCCGCCTTCCACATATCTACTGTGCTGAGTGTATCGCCGGTATTGCCGTTGAGCAGCTTAATACGCGGATCATCGTATATTTCGGTGACCTCTTCCTCGTCACGCTTGTATAGCTTCACCGGAAGCTGCGAAATCGTATCACCTATCTTGTTGATACAAGCAGATACAGTCGGTATGCTTATCGCTGCCTCTCTGGTGAGTTCTCCAGTAATACCGAAGAATGTCAGTATTGATGTCTCAGCTCCTGACGGAGTATCCGCTCTTATTTCCTGCTTCTTTTTCCTTCTGAAAAGTCCTATTTTGAACACTTCCTTTCATATTATCTGACAGCCGAAGCCCTGATCCATGTTATCGAGAACGTTTACCTGCAAAAGGAACAACGCATTTATAACTGATACTACCATATCGACCTTGCCGGCAGACTTCTTTTTGTTGACATACTGATTGAGGTTAGTATCCTGTGTACAGCGTGAGTTCTCGAAGTTTATCTCAAGCATCTGGTTTTCTTCATACCTGAACTTCTGACTGAGAATATATTCTTTCAGCAGCTTTGTCGGACGATGAAGGGCGCTGGAATGCTGCTTGATCTCAACACATTCGATAGGCTCTTCTCCACTTTCATGTTTCTGAACCGTAGATATAGCATTGTACCGGTCGAAACCTAACTGCACGATCTCCACACCGTATTTCTCCGGAAGTGACTGTATGAACCGCTCAACAAAGCCGTAATCTATGACTTCATCACCGCAGGCGAAGCAGTCACCATTGGAAATAAGTTTATTGTAGTTCACTTTTTCCTTCTGTGATTTCTTTTCTATGCTGTCAGCCGGAATAAAGCCCCACACCTTTACATATATCAGATCCTCGATTTCGTCATATGCTGCCATAGCGACCGAAGTATTATCATCGGTCTGTGACAGATCAAGTCCGATATAGACCTGCCTGCCACTCCAGAATCCATTATCTTTCGGAGCTTTACATAGCCTGACCTTCGTTATATCCACAAAGCCCTCAACTCCGAGTCCCTTGTAGAGAATGTTCATATGCTTGCACAGGAAATTCGGGCGGCTGTTCTCATAAAGGATGGCTTCCTGCCGCTTTTTCAGGAGTTCGGCAAACATATAGTCGTGTGCATAAGCCGCAGGATTTGCCTGATAAAGTGCAATGTCCGAGGTTTGCCAAATATCGCCTGTCTTAAACTCATCGTCCGGTTCATACAGCAGTGAGAAGCGTTTCTCATAGTCGTTCAGACCGTCAAGCGCCTTCTTTGACTTGTCGATTTCATCTATCATTGCATTATTATCGTTCGGATACTGCGTTGATATGATGATACCAAGCTTCTCTCTGAGTGCTATCTGCGATGAGCGCATAGCTTCAATGGGATAATTATCCATATCGCCGCACTCGTCAGCAAGGAACATATTCGCCTGTTTACCGTCAAGCCTGTCCTGAGAATACGCAAGAGGAGTAAACTCTGACTCTGTCAGCTTGCAGCGCACCTCCTTACGCATCAACTTGAATATCTTCTCGTCAGCTATGTAAGGACTTGATTTTATTATCTTCTTTACAGCATTGTGCAGCTCGCTTGACAGCTTCAGGTCAGGAGCTACACTGAAAAAGCGACTGAACTGTGGCTCTGTCAGGAGACCGATAATAAAAATGACCGCAGACGTGAACGTTTTGAAGTTCTTACGTGCGATCTCTAAAAGCCCTGTCTCATAATACCGCAGATTATCACTCCTGCGCTTAGTACAAAACAGAGCATATATAAACAATACTGCATAATCTTCAAGTCCCTCGTACATTGAGTGACCGAGATCCGGGTGCATGATAAGCTTCAGAAGCTTTGTTATCTTCTTCCAGCGTTTCTCGCAGACGTATGCTGCGGCATTTTTACCGTTGACGACAGCGAGCCACTGCTCCGCCTGCCGTTTGACATACCGTCCGACATAGTGATTATCAGACTCTGCACACCACAGAGCATACTTGTATGCCCGGCTGTCCTTTACTATGTCAATTCTCAGTCAGCTCCTTTCTCTGTGCAGTTGACTGCACAAATGGGTATAAGAAAACCGCCTAATTACTTAGACGGTAATCTGTCTTTATTCTGTTCGATAAGGTCATAGATATAGTCAGGAAGAGTACCGTTTTTCCACTGTTCGCGGTGCTGATTTTGGCTTCTATGATTGCAGCCTCCCTTATAGTCAGGATCTTCACGCTGAATAAGATCATCAAACCAACCGCAAATAGGGCATAAATCAAAACTGTCCTTTTCTTCGAAATAGAACTGTCTGCAAACAGGACAAATCAAGTTTTCATCTTTCATTCCTTTACACCTTCTGCTTTCTCGAAACGCTTATAGTATTCAACGCCTTCTCTTGGCTTAAACAAGGTTATTAGCCCTTTGTTAACATTTGCCTTAACATAGTCGTTTTTCTTGACATCATAACGGCAGATATGGCCTTCTTTGGTCTTATAACCTAAGATTTTCTTTCCGTCAGCAGCACTTTCAGCAAGCTCTACGCCCCGCTTTTCATATTGCTCTTTGGTCGTTATACCGTCAGGCTTGTATTCTTCAGCGTGTGTTCTGCCGTTCTGCCAGTGATTATTCAGCTTCTGCTTGCTTGGAAAGCCCTTTTTCCTAAGTTCATTCTTACCAGTAGCAGATACTTCCTCTGGCTTTATTATACCACTTTTCGCGGATTTGTCAATACTCTCGCCTGCTCCGCTGGAAGAACCTCCTCCGTCATCTCCGATCAGGATTTGCCTTCCGTTTTTAGTTATCCAGCCGCGAAGCTCAAGCCTGTGAGTTTCTATATCTATTGCTCTGAGTACGTGCTCGGCATAATCTATGAACCACTCCCTGCTCACCTCTGCTCGTCTCCTTCGTTATCTTCGACATAGTTCATGCCCCTTTCAATCGTTATAGAATGTGAGCCAAGAAACTTATTACTGCTCTTGTAAAAAAGCCAATAATAAACCATTTCCAAAATATCGATGCATAGTTTGTCTTCTTTCCTGCCGTACCAGTTGCGGCAGGATTTTTCATTTCCTGCTCCTGCTCTTCCTTTTCCACTCCTCCCCCTCCTTTCCTTTATCGCTGTGAGTGATTGCTTTTGGTTAGTTTGTCGCAT